AAAACGGTTTGATATTGACTGGAAAAAAGTCGGTCAGCTTTTGGAAGCTGGATGTTCGGGCGCGGAAGTTGCGGCGTCCATGGGCATGGATCGAAACACTTTATATAAGGCATGTAAACGAGATCATAAGATTGATTTTTCCGCGTATCTACAAGAAAAGCGTTCATCTGGAAATACAATACTAAGGGCGGCGCAATTCAAAACCGCAATTGGTGGAAATGTTTCGATGCAGATTTGGTTGGGGAAAAACCGATTGGATCAAACGGATAAAAATGAAACACGTTTATCCGGTGGACTTGAGAACACTATTACGGATGTGAGGTTTGAACTCCCGAAAAATGGAACAGAATCAGGCGGGGAAAATCCTTTGCCTCCAAACTGGACGCCAACAACAGGCGGGCAGTAGTCCCGCTTCAATTGTTATTTATGGCGGCGGCGCGGGTGGCGGAAAATCTTATTGGCTTTTGAATGAGGCGGTTAGGCATCATAAAACCGCTGGATATGTTGCGAAAATATTCCGCCGGACCTATGCTCAAGTTGCGGGCGGCGGTGGACTTTGGGATGAAACTTTCAATTTGTATCCGTATCTTTCAGGCAAAGCAAATAATTCTGAACTGTCATGGTCTTTTCCAAGTGGTGCAAAAGTTGGGTTTGGCCATCTACAACACGAAAAAGACAAGTTTTCCCATCAAGGAAAAGAATATGCTTTCATTGGATTTGATGAAGCGGATCACTTTGAATGGTCGCAAATCTGGTATTTATACTCAAGAAACAGAAGCACGTGCGGAGTTCGTCCGGTGATGAAATTGACGGTCAATCCAAATCCGACACATCCATTAAAAGAATTTATTTTGTGGTGGCTGGATGAGAATGGCCAATTTCCAGATTTGGAAAAGGCCGGGAAATTACGTTGGTTTATACGCAATGATCAAGAAAGAATATGCTGGCACGATACGGATGAAAAAGAATTTAATGCTTATGTGAAAGAAGTGCGGGAAAACCAAAACCCTGATTTCATTCCGCCAAGTGTAACATTTATCCCGGCGTCAATTGATGACAACCCGGCGTTACTTGAAAAGGATCCTGGGTATAAGTCGCGCTTGATTTCACTTCCGCGGGTTGAACGACAAAGGTTATTATATGGGGACTGGCTTTCAGCTCCAGCGGCGGGACTATATTTCCGCCGTGATTGGTTCAATGTTTGTCACAGGTTGCCCAAAAATTTTACACACTTTGTTAGGTCATGGGATTTGGCGGGGTCCAAAAACGCTCACAAGAAAAACAACGGTTTAGATTATGTTGCGGGATCGCTTTGGGGGGTCACTTCAGATCGTGCTTATTATATTTTGGATATGGTTCACTTTAAAGGGACTCCGGCGGAAGTCAGGTCCAAAGTCTTGACAACTGCAAATGCGGACCGGGAACATTGGGGGAATGTGAAAATCAGGATTCCACAGGATCCAGGGCAAGCGGGCGCGGATCAAGTTGATTCATATAATAAAATGTTAGCGGGATTCAAAGTCCGGTTTGTTAAGCCGACCGGATCAAAAATTGTTCGCGCGGAACCTTTTAGTTCTCAAGTGGAAAATGGAAACGTCTGGATCTTGGCGGGCGCATGGAATGAAAAAATGATTGTTGAACATGAGCAGTTTCCAGATGGTCCGCATGATGATATGGTTGATGCAAATGCGGACGCGTTCAATGAAATTGTAAAATATAAAAAACTAGACGGTGCAAAATGGCTATCATAGAAAAGATGAAAAACAGATTTGACGGTTTCTTGAATGCTATTTCAAGTATCGGAACTTCAAGTGATGTTGGCGCAAATACTACTTTTAGCAGATCCAGCAGATTAAGCGAAACATATATTGATTCAATTTATGCGGAGTCCGCTATATTTGCAAAGATAATTGATCTATACCCAAAAACCGCTTTGGGCAAATGGATCACTTATAACCATGATGAATCAGAAATGATTGATGAAAAAATTGCGGAACTTGGTTTGATTTCACTCCTTACAAAAGCGGGGATCAAAGATCGAAAAGACGGCGGCGCGGTCCTTTATTGTGACGCGGATGATGGACAAGAACACGATACAAAATTAAATTTAGAAAACATTCGGGCGTTCAATTCCATAAAATTAATTGAGGGCAGATATGTTGAACCCGTCAACCCGGATCGATCCAGAAATCCCAAGGATGGATTATACCGGATTCAGGCGGGCGGTGATTCAGTTGTTTTACATGAGTCCAGACTTTTGATTTTTTCAGGTATTGAAGTTTCAGAGGATTATGTTTCTAATAATTTAGGCGTTAACGGATCTTCAATTTCCACGCGGATTCACAAATCAATAGCGCGTTATGAAATGGGGCTGAACAATGTTAGCTCCTTGAGTTCAAAAGTTTTGGTTGGCGTTTGGAAAATTGATGACTTGAATGGAATCATTGAAACCGATGATGATAGTTCCAGTAATTTGAAAGCAAGATTTAAAGCGAAAACTTTGGGCGTTTCAATGGCCAATGATGTCGTGATTGACTCAATGGATAATTATGAATTATTGAGTCCAAATCTTTCGGGATTAAAGGATATTATTACCCCATCGGAACGTGATTTGGTCGCGGTTTCAGGAATCCCGCATACGGTTTTATTGGGGGAATCTCCCGGATCTTCAATGTCTGGCGCGGGTGGATCACAAAATTCTGATTGGAATAGAACGATTTCAACTTATCAAATGGAAAAATACCAAGCACCAATTGAAAAAGTTTTGGCCATGATCACCGGGTCACTTGGTTTGGTCCCGGTTCAGGATGTGAAATTCCCGCCGCTGGAAATCCCGACTGATAAAGAGCGCGCGGAAACACAATTGATTCTAGCAAATGCGGATTCAGTCAGAATTGCGGATGATATTTTGCACCCAAGGGAAATCAGGGATTCAAGATATTCAGGGGAATTTTCGTTTGATGTTATGCTAGATGAAAGTTTGTATAATGATGATCTGGATCTTGAAAGGTTAATTGATGAATCGGAACAAGCGAAAAAGAAAAGTCTGGACACAACATCAGAGGCGGGCGCGGGCGCGTCAATTTGACCGGGCTTCAAAACGGATCAAGGAAAAATATTTCAGGGTTGCCAATAAATTATTTCGTGAATTAATCAAAGGACACTTGAAAAGGCTTAGGCCGTCAATTGGTTTTCGGGTTGACGCGTTCAATGATTTGTTTGGCGAATTTGAAATGGACGATGATTTTTCCGAGGAAATGTTGGACCAAATTGGCGCGTTCAATATTGACGAAGAAATCAAGGCCGGGTCTACACTTGCGGCGTCAACGCTCCCGGCGGATCTTGCAATTGTAAACAATGAAACTGAACGGTATTTAAGAGGCGTGGTCCAAAAAATCAGGATCACAATGAAAGATACGGCGGTTGAACTTGCGGAGTTGCGCGGAATTGTTTGGAACCAGGCCAAGTCAGTTGATCTCTTGGTCAACCCATTAATTTCCGAGCCGTGGTTGGTAGGCGAAATTCAAGATTGGGCGGAGACAAACGCGGGACTTTGGACCAAGTTGGGAAAAGAAATGACGGACGAAATAAATGTTGCGGTCATGAACTACAGAAATTTAGGGTCCACTTATGACGGGTTAATTGATGCGGTGAAATCGACTTCAAAAAACATGACTAACAAACGCGCGGCGGAAATTATTGAATCAAGATTTAATAAAGATATTGCCGCCGCCGCTTTGAAAAACATGGAAGCCGGTGGATCGCGAAAAGCACTTGCGGAGATCATTCAAAACATAGATCAAAACGTCACAAAGCGGCGGGCCAAATTAATTGCCAATGATCAAGTCGGCAAACTTGCAAATCAGATAACAAAGATCCGGGCGATCCGCGCGGAGGTCGGTGAATATGAATGGGTGACAATGCGGGATGATCGCGTTCGTCCCACACATCAAGCTTTGGACCGATCCATCCAAACTTTCGGAGTCGGAATTGAACCGGGAGAAGAAGTGATGTGCCGATGTGTCGCAATGCCAATAATAGAAACTGAAAGCGAAATCGAGGATGAAATAAATGACGGTGAAAAACGAAGACAAGAATGGACCGAAAGGGCCGCCGCTAATGAGCGAATCCAAAGAGAAAAAGATAGAATTTGGGCGCAAGAAAACGGACGTGATGTTGACTCCGCCAATTTCTAAAAAACGGCGCGTGATTAAAAAAACAAAACACACGTTGAAAGATTTGAACAAAGTTGGGCGGGACTACAAATCCGCGGTTGCCAAGTTTAAATATATCAAAAACAGAAATTCAATTGAACGCGCCGAAAATGCGGAGGTTGAAAAGTTGGCTTCAAAAGTCAATTTACTTTTGGATCTTGCGGAGTCCATACACGCGGAATATTTTGGCCAAGAAGGTATTGATAAAGTGTATGCTGAAAAACATTTGAAGGCGATCCAAAATGTCAAAGTTTGATTCTGAAAAAATAACTTCCAGACTTGGATCATCAAGATGTGATT